ATGCAGAGGGGGGTCTGTTTTGAGGTACCCCCTCCCCCCTATTCACAACTTTCACTTCTGTAACACAAAAACTGAGAGAAGCTGTGAAAGCTACGAATCACGTTTGACCTTTCGCATCTCTGCATCGAGGTGTACGCGTCGTAGCCTTCACAGCTTCTCTGCTATTAAATTGTTGAACTGTCTTCAACCATCGAAGAGTCTGATCCTGGCGCAGCTACCTTTCGATAGATGCCAAGAATGTTTTCACTCACAATCTCATCAATCGCAAGTTCAATCGCAAGACTCTGATCAGTGTCAGACAATTCATGTGAACTCTTAACGATCCTTGCCAGGTAGGCCATGGTGTGGTACCCAGCAGCGGTGTCAAAAGAGTTCCACTCATCGAAGTCCTTGAAAGGATCGAAAGGATTGTCAACAGTTGTGAGCATGTGTTCACTCATGTCAACCTCCTAGGCTTCGCTTGAGTGTAGTGACAGACACACCAAGTGCTGACGCAATCTCGGCCTGTGTGTAGCCAAGCTTAGCCATCTGCTCTGCTCGATGTGTCTTGGTTGATGTCATGAGTAGATCAGCCTTTGGTGTAGCCAACTTCTTAACCCTGTCCAGATCTGCATTGTTCAGGATGTCAGTCAGCTTGGCATTGGTGATGGCACCTGCCTGGATGGCAGCCCACTCATTGTCCGTGATGACGATGCGTTGCTTACCTGCACCTGTCCTCTTACGGGCTTCCTCGAGAGCCTGGAACTTCACCTTCTTGAGATCGTCAGAGTCCATACCTGGATTAGCCTGACGCTTGGCATGGACCATGGTGTTTGCTATGACCTGGGCCTGTCTTTCAAGGGGGCGGTTCCTGATGGCGATGTTCAACTTAGCGTTCAATGATTGAACCTCGGGGTTGAACGCCTTCTTAGCAGACGGGGAGTAAGGCAAGGACTTGGTGTTGATCAAACCCAACCTCGCTTGATTAGCAAGGGCCTTCATCCTGTTAGAGTGATCGGCGTAGATATTCTCGATCTTGGTGTTGCTGGTAGAGACTAGGGTATGTGCATTCTTCGTCTCGGCAAGCTTCGTAGACTGTTGGGTACGGAATACGGTCTTGCCCTTCTTGTCGACCCAGTGTTCACCGGTCTCGACAAAGACCTTCTCACCAGTGACCTTGTCAATCGGACCACCGTCTTTTGCAGGACGGGGGGTTCTTTTACGAACCGGCATCTGAGAGTTGGCCCTAGAGATGAGGGTTGACGCTCCACCATTCTTCTTGCCCTGATATTTTTCCTTGAGCTGAGGAATGTTGTTGTCAATAGCCGACTGTTTCCAGTTAAGCTCATGCTTCTCAGCATCGATGACAACCATGGAGTGTCGGACTGCACGTGCGATCTCATCGGGATGTGCACCCTTGATGGTCATATCCGTAATGAGGTTCGACACGTCACCCATCTCGAAGCCCTTTGTCCGAGCATCCATCACCTTCATCCCATCATATTTGGGATAGGAGGATTTGGCATCGAAGTTCTTGAGCTTCTCTAGAGCTGGCGTACTCTTGATCTTGCCTTGGTTGTTGGGAATAACCAGAACAGTGTCGCCGTCAAAGTCAGCACCAGAGAGGCGCTCTGCGACCTTGGGGTGGATGCCCACAGCATCGGCCGCTTTTCCGAGAATCTTCTTGGCCTCGGCGTTGCGGTTATTGACTGTAAGCTCAGGGATCTCGAACGTTCCACCATGAGGGAACCGAACAAGTGCAACACGCTCTCCGTTTTCGAAGTTGGGCGCGTATATTTCGGTTTCCTTGATCTTCTTCGGATCGATCGGGAGAATAACGTGGGTTGACTGACGAGGAAGCGCAGCAGCCTTGAGATGAACGGCTGAGGAATCAGCTCCATCAGCATATGACTCCAGAAGCTTTCGCTTCACGGCCGGGTTGGTGAGACGCATGATCTCATCCAACTCGTGCTGCTTGTTCTCGTAGGTCATATCCAGCTGAGTCTTCGCAAGCGTGGGACTCTGCTTAGAGAGGAACTGAGACGGAAGGTTTCGAGACCAGGTGTCCCAAGATCCTTCTTCACCAGACCCTTCCTTATTCGGACTACCAACGATATTCATCACCGAGGTGACCTTGCCATGCTCATCCATGCGCTGACGAATAACGGCACCGAATGGGTTGTCCATGTCGACAGACCCATCAGGGTTCTTCTTCATCGGCTTCAGAGCATCGAGCTTGTTACCCGTACTGGTCTTGTTGGAGTTGACAACCAGGTCTACGCCAGCAGGGAGGTCATCCTTGTAGATGGCCATGCCCTTGATGTAGTGCGAGTTGTCAACAGCAATTCGAACCTGAGCATAGGTATCCTTCCCAATAGAAAGGTCTGGAACTCCCCGACGAACGTAGATCACGCCGTCTGCGTCTGCTCCGCCGTCTTCCTTGTAACGGATCGCGACCCGTTTCGAGGATATAGAAAGCGGCTCCTTGACCCCTAGGAATGATCGACCTCCATCTTCTGAGAAGCTCTGGATCTGGTGGACGTTCTCCATGTTGGTCACGATGTCTCGGTACTCAGTACCGGGAGGCGCGAGGACCTTGATCGTCGTCTTGTTCGAGGTTCCGATCTGATCAACCTGGACCTTGTGAACGACGTAGCCCTGCTCCTTGAGAAGAGCGACAGCAGTGTCAAGCTTCTGACGGCTCACACCGATGTGCTGCTCGACTCCGGTACCAATATCGATGTATCGGCCACCATGAGCATCAACCTTCTCCTTCAGCATTCCTGCCGTGGTCTGGAGAATATCGAGCTTGTCCTTGACTCCATCCGCGAGAAGTGCACGAACAGAGGACTCTGGAATCCCCATTCGTTCACCGATTGCAACGTTGGACATCTGCTTGTCTGCCAGGCGCCGGGCCATAGCAACGTTAGCTGCCTTCTGTGCATTCTTCGCAATGGACTTCGAGGTGCGAAGCTGAGTGACCGACATGCCCATACCTCGAGCAATATCGACCTCACTCATGCCTTGCTTCTTCAGGTCGTTGACGTAACCAAGGAAGTCCTTGTTGCGCTGACCCGTAGTGTCTTCTCCACCAGAACCCCAAGGATATCTTCCGGAGTGGCGAGGCGTGCCGTAGTGCTTCAGCTCGTTCTCAACTCTGTGAATCCCAATAGACTCAAGATATGTCTGAACGTCGATGATCACGCCTCTAGCTCCTCTCGAAGATTGTTGAGATACTTGTCGAATGTGATGATGCGATCCATGATGAATGCGATTTCCTCAGGCGTCGGGTCGAACCGATCAACTGCACCGTTCTGGTAGATGCGAAGCTCGATTCCGATGTCGAAGGGACGGTGCCCATATTCCAAACAGAACAGGGCGGCATAGATCATGAGCTGGTTGTGTGAGCACTTGCGTTCACCAGTCTTCAGGTCGCTGATCCGAAGAACGTTGCGACGAAAAGATATAGCGTCTGCAGTGCCGAAGCAGTTGATCGAGTAGAACAGAACCTGCTCAGGAACCATACGGAAACCCACTGCGTCATTGACGTAGAGGTTCAGCGTCTTCTCATTACGCGGGAGCTTCTCGCCCTCCTGAATGAGCATGTGCGCCAAAGCGTGAAGGCGTGAGCCTTTTGCTGCTGCCTCAGCCCGATTGAAAGCGGCCTCGAGCTTGTCTTCGTCGTAGTTGAGCCAGCTATACTTACTAGCGCTGAGAAACGCGTGCTGCCCTGCGAGGGCTGAGTGCCTGTTGAAGATCATTTAGGATTTCCTCTGCGTTCTCGGGATAGATGCAAGCAGAATAAGACATCCGATCGAGCTTTTCGATAAACCATTGCTGGTTCGGCTCCCAATCAGATTCCTTAGTGGGTCGCTTCCTCTTGACTTCGAGGATCGCCCACCTCTTTCCAAAAAGGATCAGGAGATCAGGGATACCTTGCTGGTAACCAGTGTCGAGCTTCTGTACTACACAACCCGGAAAGCGAAAGTCCAACTCTCGGATCAACGAAGCCTGAAAGTTACGTTCAAGTACCATCTGTCACTCCTTTCACACTAAAAAGAAAAGGCTTGCTTCCATCCCTTCTATTATATACTGCGATTATCCTGCGATGATAATACCTAATCTGGCGCATGTCTGAATTCTTGAAACGTCGGCCAGACGAAGGTACGCTCGTGAGCAGAGATTAGAATTTCGTTGAAGAGTAGTCCGTTCCGCGTCACTGCTTCCTGGATGCTCGAGTAGATCTCACCTGTCTTGAGCTCCACCAAAGGAATATCAGCATTCCTGAAATTCGGTGTCTGGAATTGGCGGTGGTACAGGATTGCGAAATAACGCGGACGCCACATCAGGTTCTCTGCTTTGCAATTCGCCTTGTCACCATCGAGGTGGATGATGGATGTGAAGTCGTCTCGCCTCTTCGGAACTTCTACGAACGCTCTAGCCACGAGTTGGCTCACCAGTCTTGTATGTACGCCTCCATCCTTCATGAGGTTCACCTTGACGTGTCCCTGCTGGTTCCTTGATGTCTTCAGGAGTGTGCCAGTCTTCTTGCTCTGGATCTGGCCTAGGTTACTCACTCCATATTTGGGGAACGCATCAATGACGCGCCACTCTTCAGTCATCTGTCCTGCCTGTGTATTCTTCATAGAGACGACGATCCACCAGTTCCGCAAAGGTGTCTTGCATCTCTCTTCGGATCATGTCCTCGACTCTTTCTTGAACCTCTTCCTCCATCGCCGCCTCCTCTCTTGTGAGTGCCCAATTTGTCAAACTGTCAAATCCAAGAATTTTTGTGGAAAAACTTTTCTTTTTTAGATTCCCAATACCTAATAGGTTTATAATTAGGTATTAGCGCGATTAGAAAAAATAGTTTTTTAGAGATTTTTGACAGGATTTGACAGTTGTGCAATTCCTGCGACCATAATACCTAACAAAAAACGGACATTTGCATCCGAACACGTGTCGCCACGTATCCAAAACCCGTCGCCGAACTGTCAAATCTGCCAATTTCATTTTTGGCAAACTGCCGAATTTTTGACAGTTGCGTCAAATTTTTGACAGGATTTGACAGTTCGGCTCAGAATTTGACACCTGACGACGACTCGTTGAACGACTTTTTGGCACTCAGCGACTTCCTCACAGCCACGTCGATCCACGAACTTGACATCAGAACGTAGTAGTACAGCGTCGAAAATGGCGTGTTGAGTCGGTCGATTCGCCCGTGAGCCTGGTGCCAGTGCTTGTACGAGTAGGTCTGCGAGAAGAAGACCATCGCGTCAGTCTCCGTGCAGTTCCATCCCTCAGCCCCAGCCGTGTACTGCACAAGGTAGACCCAGCGGTCAGTCTTCGGAATCTCCTCGT